AGACGGATGTGGAAGCAAAAAAAAAGAGCGCCCGTCGTCCCGCGAAATGACGACGGCGCTTTTCCTGCTAAGAGCTCTGCAGGCAGGATTAAGCATGGCGGACCTTGACTGCCTCACGGTGGGCATGGTCATGGATATCTTCACAGAGCGTATCAACGACGACTATAAGTATCCGATGAAGGCAACGCAGGCGGATTTCGATAAATTCTGAGGAGGCGGCAGCGGCATGGCGCAGGACAGGATCAAAGGCATCACGATAGAGATCGGCGGAGACGCCACTAATCTGTCGAAGTCGCTTTCCGGCGTCAACAAGGACCTTGCCGGTACCCAGAAGGCGCTCCGGGATGTCACCCGGCTTCTGAAACTCGACCCGGGCAACATGGAGCTGCTTGCGCAGAAGCAGCGCCTCCTGAAGGACGCGATCGGCGAGACGAAGGAGAAGCTCGACAAGCTCAAGGAAGCAGCAAAGGATGCGGAGAGAGCCCTCGCGGACGGCGAGATCTCACAGGCGCAGTTTGACGCTCTCCAGCGCGAGATCGCCGAGACGGAGATCAAGCTGAAGAGCCTCGAAAAGCAGGCGCGCTTAACGCACCCCGCGCTCGAGAAGCTCGCGGCAGTCGGAGAAGACTTCAAGAAGGTTGGCGCAAATGTCGAGAGCGCCGGCAAGGCAATCATGCCGGTCTCGGCAGCGGTCGCGGGGATCGGAGCGGCAGCGGTCAAGACGACGGCGGACTTCGATTCGAGCATGTCGAAGGTGGGCGCAATCTCAGGAGCGTCCGCGGAAGACATGGAAGTACTCCGCGAGAAAGCCCGCGAGATGGGCTCGCAGACCAAATTCAGCGCGTCCGAAGCGGCTGACGCCATGACCTACATGGCGATGGCGGGCTGGAAGACCACGGACATGGTCAACGGCATCGGCGGCGTCATGGACCTCGCCGCAGCATCCGGCGCAGATCTTGCGACCACTTCGGACATCGTGACGGACGCCATGACGGCTTTCGGCATGTCAACGGAAGAGACCGGACGCTTTGTCGACGTCATCGCGGCGGCGTCAAATAACGCGAACACCAACGTAGAGATGCTGGGCGAGAGCTTCAAATACGCGGCGCCGGTCGCGGGCGCTCTCGGCTACAACGTGGAGGACGTCGCAACGGCCCTTGGCCTGATGGCGAACTCCGGCATCAAATCCTCTCAGGCAGGCACGGCACTGAGAAGCGCACTGTCAAGACTCGCGAAGCCCACGAAGCAGACCGCGACGTATATGGCTAAGTACGGCATCAGCCTTACAGACTCACAGGGACGGATGAAGCCGCTCATGAAGCTCATGGAGGAGCTGAGGGACGTCTTCGGAAATCTCGAAGAGGCGGAGCAGGCCGAAGCGGCAGCGGGACTCTTTGGACAGGAGGCGATGGCGGGATGGCTCGCTATCGTCAATGCGTCCGAGCAGGACTTCGCGAAGCTCTCCGGAGCGATCTCGGATTCAGAGGGCACAGCACGGAAGATGTCCGAAACGATGCAGGACAATCTCACCGGACAGCTGACCATCCTGAAGTCCGCGCTCGAAGAGGCTGCGATCTCCATCGGCGACCGGCTTGTCCCGAAGATCCGCGAGCTCGTCTCGAAGGTCCAGGAATGGGTGAACTGGTTTAACAGCTTAAGCGACGCCCAGAAAGACATGGTCGTGAGCATCGGCCTTGTGGTCGCGGCACTCGGACCGCTCCTCATCATAATCGGCAAAACGCTGATTGGGATCGGCCAGCTCATGACGTCGCTCAGGACGATCCATGCCGCCATGCTCGCTTTTAGCGGAGGTCCGGCACTTGCGGTCGTGGGCGCCATGACTGCGGTCGTAGGCGTTCTGGGACTCATCTCGGCGGCTTTTGCAACGGCGCAGGCTGACACGGCAGCATACCGGGACGAACTCTCGTCGCTGGATACGAATGAGCAGGCCCATGTCGACACGATCAACAGCCTCGCGGAGTCTTACGACGAAATCGAAGGGCGCCGGAGCACGGCGATCAGCTCGATCTCTGCAGAAGCAGACTATCAGAAGAGCCTCCTCGACCGCCTCATGGCGATCACGGACGAAAACGGCCGGGTGAAGGAAGGCTACGAGCAGGAAGCTACAGTCATCACCGGGCAGCTCTCAGAAGCCCTCGGGACCGAGATCAAGCTCACTGACGGGCAGATCGAGAACTACAAAGAGCTTTGCACGCACATCGACGCGGTTATCCAGAAGAAGCAGGCGGAGGCAATGCTCGAGGCAAATCGAGAGGCCTACACCGAAGCAATCAAGCATCAGACTGACGCCTACATGGCGTATAAGAACACCCAGGACGACGTCGCTCAGACACAGAGAGAGATCGCGGCGGCATCCGCCGAAGCGGAGCAGATGGCGATCGCGCTCGAGCAGGCCAGAAAGCTCGAAGCGGAAGGCAATGTGAGGGCTGCGCAGACTACCGGCAATTACTCGCAGGCAATGACCGACGCGCAGGAGCGTGTGAAGGGCCTGCAAGACCAGCTCGGGCAGCAGAACGAGGCTCTCGCGACCGCTGAAGAGGTGATGGTCAATTACGCGACTATCATCCAGAACCAGAACGATTTGATGGCGGCGACCGTCTCCGGAGACCAGGAGCAGATCCGGCAGGCTGTCGAGAACGCGAAAAACAGCTTCATCACGGCAGAGACCGGCACGAGGGAATCCCTCGAGCGCCAGCTCCTCGACTATCAGACGAAATTCGCAGAGATGCGGATGGCTGTCGAGCAGGGCGCGCCTGGCATCACGCAGGCACAGGTCGACGAGATGGAGCGCATGGTCATGAAGTCCTCGGCGGAGCTTGCCAAGCTGCCGGGAGCGACCACGGACGCCATCTCAAGCGCGGCGAGCGCAATCGCTGCGGACACTACGCTGCCGGAGACCGGCACGCAGATCGGATCTGACTTCGACGCCGGCCTGGCTGGCGGTATCGCTGACAATGCCGACCAGATCAACACGGCAGCGGCGGAGGCAGCGGGACAGGCTGAAACGGGCGCGAGAGACGCGACGCAGACGCACTCGCCCTCCGTGGTAGCCCATGAGATCGGCGAGGACTTCGACGCAGGCCTCGCCGGCGGCATTACGGACGGAGCGACGCAGGTCTACGACGCCGTCATCACGGTCGCGACCACGGCGACGGAGACGCTCCGGGCAAACCTCGCAAACGCGCAGGCGGCGACATCGACATACCAGTCTGAGACGGCCTCCGCATGGAGCGCATGGTCCGCTGGACTCGTGTCCACACTGACCACGTCGCTCAACAACATCAACAGCACCACGACGTCCGCGATGCAGCGGCTGTGCCAGACGGTGCGGACGAAGATCGAGGAGGCGAGACGGCAGTGGGAGACCTCCTGGAAGGCCATCAAGGACCGGCACAGGTCCGAGACGGACGAGATCCAGAGGACGAATACCACCGCCATGACGCAGATCACGGAGACGGTCCAGCAGGGCATGGAAGCTACGGCGACGACCGTGACGGACAAGCTCCGCGAGATCAATGAGTCCACGACCACGAGCATGACGGAGATGGTCGAGTCCATCAAGTCAGCTACGGCGCAGGTCGAGCCGGCATTCCGTGATGGATTCGAGCCGGCGGTCGCTTATCTTGAGGAACTCAAGGAGAAGGCGACGACCTGGGGCCATGATTTCATGGATAACTATATCGCCGCGCTCCGCGACAAGTTCGACGACCTTGCCGACGCCTGCTCCGATGCCGCGGATATCGTATCCGACTACATGGAGTGCTCGAGGCCGGATAAGGGCGCCATGCACACATACCCAATCTGGGGTAAAGATTTCATGATGGGCTATGCGGAGAGCCTCGAAAAGAACAGCTGGAGAGTCACAGACCAGATGATCGCGCTTACGGACAAGATGGCTTCGGTCATGACCAGTGCGGGCGCTTCGCAGAAATCCACGACCGTCAGGAGCCACACGACGGTGAATCTCGACGGTAAAGTCCTCGCTGACGTGGTCAACGAGGAGCTGGGGGTGGTCCTTTGATCAGAGAATTCGCTCTTGAAAATGAATATGCCGAAAGGGTAAGCCTCACGGTATCGCCAGAGCTCGGCGCGCTCCTCCTGGAGCCTGCCGGGCTCGGTTTTTCGATGCAGAACAAATACACGCGGGTCGGGCATGTCTATAAGCTGACCGACTCCAGCATCGACCAGTCTGAGATCTCGGGCGACCTGATCTTCAGCACCTACGAAGGCTTCCGGAGCTTCGCGAATTTCATCGCGAGGAGCGGGAGCCTTAAGCTTTTGTATAGGTGCGTCGAGGGAGATGGCTGGTACTACCGCGACATCGACGTGAAGGAGCTCGAGAAGGGCGAGATCACGGACGAGAAGGTCCTCGAGTGCGCAGTCACTTTTGTATGCCGGACGCTCTATTACCAGGATGACACGATCACGTATATCGTGGCGGCCACCGCCATGGACCGGAGGTACTCGATCCCGTACCCAAATCGCTACTCGGATTTCTCGGAACGGACGGACATCCTCGCGAATGACGGGCACATCCCGGCGCCGGTGACCTGCGTGATCTCCGGATACTGCGAGAATCCCAGGATCCAGCTCATGGACGGCGAGAAGAACGCAGTGTACGACATCACATTCCCGGTCACGCTGCAGGAAGGCGAATCCGTGGAGTACTCCTCCATGGACGGCGCGGCGCGTGCGGAAAAAGTGGACGCGGACGGGACGAGGACCAACATCGTGAACATGCTGGATCTCGAGAATGACAACTGGATCCGCGTGCCGATCGGCGCTTACACGCTGAGATTTTCGTCAGATACGGGCACCGCGAACCGCACGAGCTACGTGATGCACAGATTCTTCAAGGCGGTGTGACATGCTGTACCTCTACTACATCGACAAGCTCACCGGGCGGATCAAGGGCTTCGCGGAGGGCATGGCGGAGGGGGTGATTCCGCCGGAGGAGCATCCGAAATACCTGCGCCTGGTGGCGGAGGAAAGCAACCGGCTGA